GATAATCAAGCTGAGCTACTGTTGTACCGTCTGTACGAATTGTATTGGTCACCCCGTTTGTAGCTGATGTAGCTGCTAAAGATGAACCACTATATGTTGTTGCTGTAGTAGCTGAAGCAGGAGATGATGCAGCTAATATACCTGCTGTATTAACAGTAACAGGAGTTGTATCAAAAAGATAAACACGACCCATTGGACCAAAGCCAAGGGACATCGGAGCAGGGTTACCCAACGCACTAGTGGTATTCGTACCAACATAAGACGGGGCACTTCCTAAAAATAAATCATCGCTAAATTGTGGCATAGTCTTTCTCCATGAAAAGTTGACTAGTTAAAAAGAGGGGGCTATTACACCCCCTTAATACATTAAGCTCCTGGTGTTCCATAAGCACAACGTGGGTCGGTAAATCCGACTTGGTAACGCTCGGTAGCCTTATAACGCATAGAGTCAGTCTCGAAGTCGCCTTCCATAGTCTTCTCTAAGTTACGACGCATCAAAATCTTTAAACCTTCAGGAGCGTCAGTCTGAATCCACCAGTTAGTAGCCGAAGTTAAACGAGTAATAACAGATGCACCTTCAGGTAACAATCCAATAGATTTAATTGGGTTGATGTCGTTGTTAGCTGTACCTGTTCTTAGTACAGATTTCAACAATACTTCAGCTTGGAATACGTTACCAGGGGCAACGATAAGCTTGAGTGGTTGCAAGCGGATACGTTTACCATTGTTGTCAACAGCTTGACGTACTTGAATCAACATCTGTTCGAGAGATGTTTGTGATAAAGCAGCTGCTGTTGCTAACTGATTACTAAATGTACCTGTTGCGATAGGGTGTGCTGTGTTAATCAAAGATACACCGTCACCACCAACATATGAAGAGTTAAATGCACGGTTCAATACGTTAGCACATAACAATTCCTTAGTTTCCACTAAAGATTGAGCTAAGTGCTTAGCATACACTTGACCTAAACGGATATGGTCACCGTCTTCAACTAAAACTCTAGTTAAAGCAAATGCCAAACCGAATACTTGGTAAACGTAACGCTGTAAGAACAATACACCACCTTGTTGATAAGTAACAGGTGAGCCGTCAGGTAACTGAGGAGCTGCACCGAAACCATACAACACAGGTTCTTCATGGTAGTTTCTTGGAATACCAGCTTGTTCACGGAATACTGTTGACCATTCGTCTGCACGTTGGTCGTATACACCGTCGAAGGATTCGTTCAATATAGGTTCTACGATTGAACGGAAGTCCGTACTTCTCATTGGGGCTGCCATAATTTATTCTCCTATATTAAACTTGGGCTACATATTGACCGTAGAAGTTGGTGTTAGTGAGTTGTACACGAACTACTGTGTATGCATCACCCCACGCATTATCTACTTGTTGAGCTAAATCTACTACACGCATTTGGGCTTGTTGACCGTTTGTTACGGCTGTAGAAGCACCTAATGTTGCTTGGGAAATACCAACTGTAGTAGAACCTGCAGTAATGTTAGTGAAATAATACTCACCACCAATACTTGTTTGAGCCATAGAACCGTCAGCTTGAATATCATAAACGATGTTGAGGTCATTATAGAAATAAGCGTTGGTAATAGAGCCTGATTGAACAGTAGTACCTGCAGGCCAATAGTTAGAAACTCTACGACGACCTGTTGTGTCGGTGAATTCGCAACCTTGGAAAGAACCTGCTACAGCATACTGTTGTGATGTAGATGTACCTGTTGTTGTTTGAGCAGCGATAATAGTTCCGTTAGCTGAACCTGTAGAACCCACGTTAGCAGCACTAACGTAAGCAACAGGTTGCTGTTTGAAAATATTAGCGTTGTAACCTGATGTAATACCGTTTTGTAAACATTGTGCTCTTTCTAAACCCGTTGGGAAGAAAGAAGGACGTAAACCAAACGGAGCAGATGTAGACGACATATATTACTCCTTAATAAATTGCGTTAATAAAAAATTTTGGTTTGTTTCGCTTTATTCAAAGCTATGTAAGCAAAATCGCAATTGACGCAATTTTTAATGAGTTAATACTAATTCTATCTTAATTAAAAGACAGGTGCTTCTCTTGTTAAATCAAAATGCATTCCATCGCCTTCAACTTGACCCAATGCTCTACCATTGGAATCTCTTGCGTTAAGAAGTTGGTCTTGTTGTACTTTGATTTTTTCCTGTTCATCCATCGGTGCATAATGGTGTACTTCAGCCATATACGCTTGATAAATCTCTTCAGGTATCTTATACAACACCATCTCATTAACAGAGATAAAACCTTCCATCTCGCCTGACTTAACCTTATAGTGCTCGAAGCCTGGAACTTCTTCGGCTTTCACAGGCACATATCCGATTTGCATACGTCTGTGGATTGGGTCATATTGATTGGTTGTGGATAACCAACAGCTATGAAATCCTGGAATCTCAGGAGCTGTCGGTAAAGACTGTTGTAAAAATTCATCACGGAACATACGACGTTGTTCTTGTGAGAGTGCAAAGTTTTTCTCAGGTGCTTCACGAGAAGTATCTCCGATAGCACGAGATTCACGACCTACATTGGTATTACGTTTTAAACGATTGTCCATATTATCCTCTTACCTTGTTCTGTTTGTCCCATTCACGGAAACGATTAATCATCTTCATCTTTGCTTCAGGATTATTCCAAACTCCTGCCTCTTTTAAAGCAGCTACTCTTTCAGGACTTAATTCATATACATTGCCTTTAGGAATAGCGTTTGACTCTCTTCCTGAGCTTGTGACTACAGAACGTGGTCTTCGCACATTTTCCCCATTATAACTCTTATTTTTAATTTCAGGCAATCTTTTTTCAGCTCTATATGATAATTCATCCCAATATTCTTGCGTAGTTGGGTCAAATCCTTCTTTAGTTAATTGTTTATCAATCAACTGAGTGATTTGTGATGCTTCATCTTCGCCTCTAGGGTCATACCAAGGATTTTCATCCATCCAATCAGCTACCATACGTTGAACTACAGGGTCAGGCACATTAATATTTTGTTTAGGCTGAACAGATTGTTGCGTGGCTTGTCTTTTAAGATTAGCCAATGCTTCCATCTTTTGTTTAGCCTCATACAACATCTCTTGGGCTTGAATTGCTGATTGTCCATCGCTTTGACTTACAGCTTCTTGTAACTTCATCTTAGCGTATTCAACTTGTACGCCTGCATCTTCAATTGCTTTATCAACTCTCGCTAATTCAGCACCTGAAGTTTTCTTTTCAATGACAGCCAAGCGTTCAGCCAACATTTCATTTTGCTTTTTAAGGGCACTAATGAGCGAGCTTGATTCTCTTGTCTTTTCACGATGTATTTGTTTCTTTAAGCGTCGCTCTTCACGACGTGCTTCCCTAATAGCCTCACGTTCAGGGTCTACTTCAGGTTTAGCATCTTCAAAGTCATCATCTTGTCTAAACTCTGACTTTTCTTCTACCTGTGGATTTTCTTCTCCTTCAGGTAAAACTACGCTTGCTGAACCATCTTCTGACTCAGCAATTTGCATTTCCATTTTTTCTGTTGGTGTCATAATCAATCCTTAAATAAATGCTTTAATTTCACGAGGGTCACCTGTTACTTTGCCAATTAATTCATGGTCATTAAAGAAAGTAAATAAAACCCTTCCCTCAATACCTTTTTCATCAACAAATTCGATTTCCCATCTATCACCACCCCATTTAGGGACTCGCACAAAGTCACCTACTTGAGCCCAAGCACCTTCCGGCCATGGTTCAGAATTATCACGATTTTTAAAAGCAATTGGACCTATGGCTATGACTTTACCAATTTGTGTATTCCATTTTTCGGTCTCTTTGGTTTCTTCAGGGATATAAATACCACTTTCAGTTACCTTTTCTTTTACTGCTCTTAATTGAACCAATACTCTCGCCCCATACGGAGACATCAAAGGGTCAATTGTTGGGAACGCTTCTTCAAGCGTCTGTTCTTTATCTAATACACTCATTCACTATCCTTTTCTTCTAAAAGATTATTCAAAATTCCAACAGCTTCTTCCAAGCCTTGGTATATACCTACATATCTTTGGTAACTTTCAAAATTTACAAAATTCCCATTTACCATCGATTCTTTTATCTCCTCTTGCTTTATCTTCAAAGCGTGGAGAAAACCATTAACAATATCCATTAATAGTTCTTTTTAACCTTGCCACCCTTTTTATGAGTAGCGATAGAATGAACTTTAGGCTCTAAGTATGGTTGTTTGTTAGAGCTATCCAAAATTAAAGTCTGTACATCTTTTTCTTTATGTGCTCCGATATGACCGTGGTCATTCCATTGTTTAACGTCATAGTCTTCCGTTGAATACTTACCTGATTTGGTAGAATTCTTAGGTTTAACTGTGCCACCATTAGCGTATTTAGAAACCTTGCCACCTTTTTTAAGATGATTGGCTTCACTTTCGCCACCCATTGCAATGCGTTTATGCATATTAATTAATTCAGACATTTCCTTCTCCTTGTGGTTGTTCAGGTTGTTGTTGCTGTTCAGCTTGAACTCCCTGTTGTTGGATTGCTTGTTGCTGTGCTTGTGCTTCTTGTTGTTGCATTTCTTGCAAATGCTGTAAATTTTGTTGTTGAACTTGTGCTTGTTGTTCAGATTGTGCTTGTTGAGCCTCAAATTGCTTCTCTAATGTCATAACATTTGCGTTATGCGTTAACTTGGCATCTTCAATTTGTTGTTGAGAGATAATCGATTGTTCTTTAGCCTTAGCATCAAGTTCTTGTTTCTGTGCATCTAAAGATAACTTAGCCTTATCATAAGCTGCCTTACGGTTTGTCTCAGCCATTTGTGTATCTGTCAACGCTTTAACCTGAGCCATAATGTTAGGGTCAGTCGGCTGTTGATTCTGTTGAGACATTTTCTGTAAAGTCTGTAACATCTGTTGAATAGCTGGCATAACTTGTTGTGCCAATACCCTTTGTGCGTCTTGATTAACGTGCTGACCCACTACTTGTAACATTTGTTGAGCCTCATAAGGTATTGCACCAACCTTAAATGCTTCAAATGGTCTTCCAAGTGATATAGAAGCAATCGTATCAGTATGTTGTAAATACCATAAGACTAAGTGTTGCTTAATATGTTCTAAGCAAGCAGGTATAAATGTCGGTGCTACAAGTGGATTAGAGCCAAATACAGGGTCAAGAGCATATTGAATGTGGTCTAGGATATGTGCTAGGTGGTTCTGAGAAACAAACGCTCCTACAGGCTTTCCTAGCGTCATAGACATATTCTCTAAAGCTGAATTCATCTCTTTAATTTCTTGAGGGTCAGGCAAAATCTCGTTAATATCAGGGATTTTTATCTGTTTCATAATCCTTTTTTCTACTGCTAGACGGTTATATAAGTCAGGATTTGCTTGAGCTCTTTGTGCTAATGCTTGAATTTGTGCATAACGCTGTGATTCAGCAAAAATATGAGGGTCAGATACAGGAATAACGTCAGAATTCGTCTTAAAGTCGTCTCTATGTATCTCTAAATCAGCAACAATCTCACCTTTACGTTGTTCATCTAAATACCAACGATTTAAACGAGCTAAAATCTTTAATACACGCTTCTGAGAATCATGTAAACGTGCATGAATCGAACTAAATACAGCCGCACCTTGCTCAATTAACGCTTGTGTAGTGCCAACAGGGGCTTGAGAGTTTACATCAGCAATCTTTTCTTCAGCCGTTGTTACAACGCCCTTAGCTGCACTATCTAACCACCCTAATAAAGCAAATAAAACTTGATTTGGTGGGTTAAATGGCACAGGCATTGCTATTTTTCTGATGTCATCGACCCCTGGTGCTCCTTCGATTTCAGTAACTTGTGTAACATCGATGTTTTGGGATTGCCCTGAAATTTTACCCCCCTTAAGCTTAAGCATGGTCGGTGCGTTATTGATGTGAGCAGAATCCAATAAAGCACGGAGAGCACCAGTAAGGGCAGCACTAAGACCCCCAATAAGATGAGGCAAACCGATAGCATAAGCA